AGCTACATTGGGCCACCGAGATACTAAAGTCCTTACAAGCTGATTCGAGACACGATCGGAAGCGTCGCTCAAATCGAGCGTCGCGGTTCGGTTATCAAACGAACCTCGTTTGGCCAGCTCCTGATTAGGAGTCTGGTCTGCGAATCCGATTAACCCCGAGAGGAGTCTATCCCTCTCAAAGTACTCGATAAATTTACGATAGATCCCCTGTTGCATATACTGCATACAGGTTGGCTCCATCGCAATCACTCGAGGTGTCTTGAGCGTCTTAGGCACAAGAGTAACCTTAACAGGTTGCTCCTCGCCAGGTTCGAGGACGTTCATCTTATCCAGAATGGGCGTAAAACGCCAATTCGGAATAAGGTGGTAGACCGCAGGAAAAACCTGCTCTAACCGTCTGGTCCAGGTCCGTTGGTTCCACTTCTGGTTTCCCAGAATGTGGTCAGCGGTTGATCCCGGACCATGCCTAGGCTCCACACGATCGAAGAGGATATCTCTATCCAACCGGTCGAAAAGTGGACCGAAAAGCAACTCAGACATTTCTCGGAACTCCTCGAGATCACTCTCGGAGAGCTCCGAATCTGAGCGACGAACGTCCTGCTCACACTCGATATACCCGCGGACGGCTGCTGCATCACGTGCATCACTGCACGGTAGCAGCATCTTGCCAAACATCAGCGTTAGCTGACGCAAGGCTAAGATAGCATCCGGACACGGATCATCGAGCAACAAGCCACTACTCCGGTCGAACACACGGCAGAAGAAACCTCCGAGAAATCGGGGGAGCCTTCCACCACGCTCCTTGCGAAACGTGGTGTCGATACCGACCTCGCCTTGGTCAAGCCACTTTTGGGTAGCTTTTCCAAAGTTTGGTAGGGTTATCGTTAAAAACGATAACCCCTCATGTTCGACACGACCCGTGACGGTATTAATGTCACGGATGGCGCTAGTGCGACATCTAATTGCCGATTCCTCGGCAATTAAGGACCAGAGTGACGTCAGGCTTTTCACCTGCCCCAGATGTTTATCCAGGATAACCTCCTCGATAGCTGAAGGTTCAGGATCCCTAGCCTACGTCAACCAACACTACCAACCTAAATTAATAGGAAGGTAGTACCATGGAGCGATACACCTTACGGTGTACGGTCAGAAATTAATGAACCCTTCTAGCCAATACCGAGCAATTGCTCGATAAAGCTAGAGTTAAAGAGTTCCCGTACAGAAAGATGAACGAGATCGAAAACCACCACCACCAAAAGGACGGTTTTGTAACCAACCTTGAGGTGGACGGTGACTTCGGCCCCGTCACTATCTGACGGCTGACCCGGCCGGCGATAAGATAAAGCAGCCCTTGCCCCTTTCAGGGTAGGTGCCGCAGAATCCTCGCCAACTTTGCCACTACGACTCTCCACCAAGAAACTTGGTGAAGACCGCGTTCGAAGCTGCGGTCAGCTGGGTGTTAAAACCCTGCCAGATCGCAAGAAGCTCCGGATCCGTGTAATAACCAGCGGATGGAAAATCAACGACTGTATAAACTGCACAGCCGGTTTTGATATTCTGTCCAGACTGGAACGGATCCGCAGCCAACTTCGCATGGTCGATCCGGATCACACTACGGGCACGCTTTCCTGAATCGGAATGCGCAACCGATAGTGCAATCAGGCCATCAGCACTCCGGTACTCAGACTCCTTCCCCTCCGTAGAAACACGGGGGAGAGGGGTCGTTGCACCGGAAATGGTGACGGTTTGTGGATCGGCTAGTGCCATAGGCATCACTCCTAGGGCCCCGGTCTGGGACCCCTTTCGGCGTTTGACGCAGACATTACATGTCTACTGTTACCGCTTGGATATACCAAGCGCTGCAGCAATGGCTTTCTGACGGGTGGATAAACCACCCCAGGTAAGCCCGAACCCGAAGGGATTTGCGCGCCTGCGGAGTTTGCTCTCTTGAACAAACGAAACAGGTGATGGAAGGACCCCGCTATATTGAGGGCCCGACCAAAAATAGTCATCCCTGGAGATTGAATGCTCCATGAGATAACCATAGCGCATAACCAGGCCATCAGTTGACCAATCGCTAACGTTGGAAACAACATCTCCAGCGCTAGAGAACCAGTCGACGGCCCAGCTCCACGGTGCAAGATTCCAGAGCGTTTCTGGAGTAGGATCGAGGCTCAACATTTTGCGAGCCTCCGGGCCAAACGATAGCATAGTCCTGCGGGAAGAATATCCCACGGGAAGATGGTACGTAAAGGCACCGGAAAACCACCTACGGATCGACGTCTTACGACGTCGAACCACTTGCCCGGTTCGACCGCCGAAGACCGCGGTTTGATTGGGGTCAATTAAAGGAATGACCCCGCTTGCCACCACGGAATTCGTTTCGGTCGTTATTGGCTCAAAGGACCACTTCCGTCGAACCACCTTACCTGCATCGCGTTCATACTGTTTTACCAGTTTGTGAAAGCGATCGACTACATTGGCAAAGCCAATCATGTCATGCACGATAGGTGTCAGACTAAACTGGACATTAAGGAAATCGTCAGCGCCAGATTTTATGGCGTCTTCGATCCCCTTATGCCAGAATGCTGCGCGTCCTATCATCCGGGGTATTCCACCCGGACCTAGGAGTTCGCCCAGCGTTGTCGACAAATCGACGAGAGCATTGGTTGGTTTAGCATTGGCAACAGCCTTAGCCCCCCACGCATCCAAAGCAGTATTACCACTCTGGAGCGGGGAAGGGAAAGGGCCGCTAATGCCACGACAAAGTACAGGGCCGGTGTATTTTGACACCGTCCTATTACTTTGCGTAAGGAACTCAGACCGTAAAACCTTCCTGGAATTTTCATCCCAGGATGTATAGGTTTTAACGGAACTAAAGTCCCCACCAATGTCCGACTGGGAGGAAGCTTTTCGCTTCTTCCAAGCAGGATGGTTCTCGGATGCAGTTACCTGCATCCCATTTGGATGGGGAGGCATATAAGCTCCCTGGGACATGGAATAAGCTTTCTGTGCCCCAGTGAACCGATCGTACGTCCACTCTTCCAGCTTACCCTTGGCGGTTTTACCCACTAAGGCTCGCTGGCGAGAAACGGACAAACGAAACCTCCCTTCTCCATCTTGAGCCGGAGCTCCTCTGGTCCACCTAGGGTAGATCCCTAGGATCTATCCCTACGCAGGGATAGGAACATGTTGCACTGCGCCGGTAGGCCCCCTCGCGGGGGCCT